GGTATGTGCGCCGAACAACAAGACTTCGATCCTGTTCTTATCTTTGTCAGTGATGATTAGCTTGCGTGTTACAAACGGCATATTCTCTTGATGGTGGTGGTCGATCACTTCTGTGACCGACTCAACGTCATGTACTTGGAATTTCATGTCAGCCCTCGATTGTTACTGTTACGTTGTAGTTAATGTATTCTGAGATCATTAAATCAATGTCGTTGCGGTAATCCTCAATCTCGAAAGAATTGTTTTCAGTTAATTGATCCAAGCGTGTGTTAATCTCGGCGTGGATTACAGCTCTAAGCGCTCGTACCAACGCGGCCTCGTTGCGGTCCATTTGTTCTAGGGTGTCCATGCGTGCTCTCCTTTGTTGTGGTTAGAGCAGTTTCAACACATGCTCAGGTGTGGGTGGCTTACGCCACGTTGCGTTTCTCGATGGCCTTGAGTGCGGCCTGTTGAGCTTTCGTCAACTTGTTCGCAGGTGCCTTGGCTCCTGATGTGTCAAGGTGATCGCCAGTATATTCGAGAAACCATGCTTTGCTTTGTTCGAACAGTTCATCGAAGGCCATCGCTTCGAGTTCAATGCGAGGTCCAAGCGTTTCGTAACGTTGCTTTGCATCGTGGAACTGTTTTGGCTGATCATTGTCAGACAGTGGTTTGTTTGTACCTTCGTGGTAGACTGTGTTAGCCGCGATGTTCGCGAACAGTCCGTCAACGTACTTACGTTTGCGTTGCGCATCGTAGTATGGTTTCGTTGCGATTGATCGTGCAACGTCACGTACAGCGTAATCGTTTGGCTGGTTACCAGTAGTTCCTGTTATTAGTTGAATTGTAGTGTCAGCTAGTGCATTCAAAGCGTTCATAAGTTTAGCGTCAATAGTCATATCTGTTCTCCAGTTGTGGCGCGAGGACCATCCTCGCGATGACGACTGAACACACGCACAAAATCCTGTCTAAGAGACAGGTCGCTATTCGCAAGTTGCATCATCACACAGATAGACGCAGAGCCGTAAGCACCGCAGACAACCAACCCGCAGCCTCAGTACGGATCAATGATGCTGCTTGCGAATGGTATTTTGAGCGTGTGATCACCAAGGAATGCGAGATGACCGCAGCGACACTGGACGAACAGATGCAATGACGGTTGTCGCCTAAACTGGAACGCTTTGAATGTGCTAGGTGTAAACGACCGTAGAGTTAGTAGAGTGAAAGTAGTGTCAACCCGTCTGACACCACGTATTCCGTATTGTGACGCCACGTTATGTATTGACACACTATTGACAAAAAGCGCATGTTGGGGGGGATCACAGGGGGGGTGATTATACGATGTCACAATACCCAATACTGTTGATAAATATATGCAGTTTGTTACGCTGCAACAGTCGCTGCAGCTACATAAACTGCAGTTCGATAGCATAGAAAAGGTTAGTTCATGGCAGTACCAACAAGTCGTAAACCAACAGCAAAACAGCGCTCACTAGTGGATACACTCGTGACAGAAGGATGTAGCGTGCAGAAAGCCGCTGAAGCTGCTGGATATTCACAGGGCGAGAGCGCAAGAACAAGTGGACACAGAGCTTTAGCATTACCACATGTGCAAGCATACATGCAGGAGAAGATGCTAGAGACATTTGGGCTTAGTGCTACTGGTGCATTGGCAACGGTTGCAAGGCTTTCTCGTGGCGCTAAATCCGAGTACGTGCAGCTTGAGGCTAGTAAGGACTTGTTGGATCGTGCTGGGTACAAGCCCATTGATAGATCACAGGTACAAGTGGCTGGTGACATCAAGGTTAGCATCGATCTAGGTTAATCAATTGCTGCTGGTTCACGATGGGGGGTGGGGGTCAAAAACGGCACACACTGTCACTGTAATAGTCTCTCACTCTTATTTTTTGCCAAAAAGGTTTTGTCGTGTTATGGGTGGATTATGAGTAAGAAAAAGAATCCTGAATCAACGCCAGCGCGCATTCGCTCTAATGCGGTTGCGAAGGCTGCACTCAAGAGTAATGGTTATGGTAGCGAAGAAGTATCAGAGTCCTAGTGGCGGGCTAAACCCTGAGGGTCGTTCTTATTTCAAGCGGACTGAGGGTGCTAATCTAAGGCCGCCTGTTAAGAAAACCCCTCCGAAAGACACGAAGGCGTTTCGTCGCAAGGTTTCGTTTGCTGCACGTTTTGCTGGGATGAAAGGTCCGATGAAGGATGAGAAGGGTCGTCCTACGCGTAAGGCTTTGGCTTTGAAGGCTTGGGGTTTTGGCAGTGTTGAAGCTGCTCGTAATTTTGCAAAGCGTAATAAGAAGAAGGATTAGGTTATGTGCATGGGCGGCGGTAGCGCAAAAAGTTCTGAGAAATTTTATGAGGAGATAAAGCCTAGGTTTGGTGATCTTCCTTCATTGCGTCAGGGTAAGAAGGCTGATCGTAAGGGGCCGCAGTATAAGAAGGTTGAGCCGCGCAAGGGTGGTCAGGCTCGTTCTTTGTTAAATCCGTATATGGGGAATGGTAATGGATCGTGATAAGGCGCAGAAAGAGTTTAATTCTCTTGGCAAGAAACTGAACATTGACGTTGACCCTGCGGCAACTGGTTTTAAGAAGACGTTGCTGAATGCAGTTCGCAAGCAAAAGACTGCAAAGCCCACTGTTGCTTCTAAGTTGAAAGATGCTGAACGCAATAAGATGATGAAGCGTTATAAGGAGTTGGGGCAGATGCTTGCCGATATGCCTGACAAGGAGACTCAAGAGCCATGAGTACGGTAAACGCGGCTGATAATTATACGCAGCCTTCTATGCGAAAATCTTTATTCAAAAGGATTAAGGCCAGCAACAAGGGTGGAAAGCCTGGGCAATGGTCTGCACGTAAGGCGCAGATGTTGGCGAAACAGTACAAGGCTAAAGGTGGAGGATACCGATAATGGGCCAGTATTCAGATTATTTAGAGACTCTTAACGATACAATGAATGGAAGAGGTGGTCAAAAAGCCCTTATTCGTTATTTAAGAAGTCAGATTAACTCTAATAATAGAGAAATAAAACAACACGCAAAAGAAACACTTAAGTCTGAACAGGATGATATTGCTCGAGGCAAGCGTAAAAAGACTTATAGAGATTCTGTTACTGGTGAAACAAAGTTGCGGCCTAAAGCTGGAGTTGGTGGCGGCAGCATTAAGTCACCTGACGAAACAGCTCGTCCTCGTTTGTCTTTGATGAAAAAGAAACAGATGTAATGAAAGCTCCGCAGAAATCTCTTAGACGCTGGGGTGCGCAGAAATGGCGCACGTCTGACGGATCAAAGTCCGAGGGCAAGAAGCGGTACTTGCCTGACGCAGCTTGGAAGTCTTTATCTTCTTCGGAAAAAGCTGCAACAAACAAAGCAAAAGCAGAGGGTAATGCAAAGGGGAAGCAATTTGTAAAGCAGCCCAAAGCGATTGCACGTAAAGTAAGGAAGTACAGAACGTAATGGCATGGTATGTAAAAAGTACGAATGAACATTGGGACGGCCCAACGCATGAGTTCCAAGGTTGGACATGGAGTGGTGCAACTAAGACGGCTGCATCTGTTAAGGTGATTGAAGGTCCAGACCCCAAGCCTGCAGTTAAGAAGAAGAAAGTGGAACCTAAAAAGAAATGAGCTTCGTGAAGTCGTTAAAGCAGGAAGAGTTAACGATGCTTCGGAGGTTGGTGAAGAAGGTTCACTTTCAATACTTCGATGAAAAGCACGGACGCTCGTTTGTTACAAACAAGATGCTGGACCAAATGATTGACAGCATTGGGCCAGAGGTTGCCGAACACATGATTAAGTTTGGCGTAGATCGGGGGCTGCGATAGTGGTTGATTTTAAGTACAAGCCTGACGGTGAAGTGCTAAAATTTTTTATGAAAGACAATACATTCTTTCGTGGGATTAGGGGGCCAGTTGGGAGTGGTAAAAGTGTTGGATGCTGTGTTGAAGTTTTTCGCCGCGCGTTGGAGCAGAAGAAAGGTCCAAACGGAATCCGAAAGTCTCGATGGGCTATTATACGAAACACAA